ATTGTTCAATAAAGGAAAAACCTTTATTTGATTTAAGTAGAATTGACGTTACATTATAATGAGCATTTACGATACTATAAAACAATTAAATATTGAGCAATTTAAATCATCAGAGAATTTTAATAAAGTTCTCCAGGTTGCTGCTAGTACTTTTGATGAATTAGATACTGTATTTGCTGATTTGAAAGTTATTTTAAATATAACCAATTCGTCAGGAAAACAATTAGATTTAATTGGTCATATTATTGTAGAAGGAAGAAACGGTAGAAATGATGCTGATTATCGTTCAGCTTTAACTTTAAAAATATTTAAGAATACTTCTAGAGCTTTTGTAGAAGATATTGTTGAAATTTTAACTATAGTTACAAATGCTACTAAAGTTGTTTATTCAGATAATCCTCCTGCTGCTTATACTATTTATACAAATGGAGAAACATTGCCAACAAATATCAAAACAACAATTGATAGATTGTCGGCCGCAGGAGTTGCAGTTTTAATTTACGCATCAGATGGTCAAGTTCCATTTATTGCAACAGAGATTGAAACTACACAAGCGAATTTACAAACTGATTCAGGAGACGATCTTGTAGATGATGCAGGATCGCAATTTGTTGTTGATTATGAATCAGGAGTTAGAAGTAATAAACTCCAAACTATTTTCGGTGGAAGAGAATTTGGAGTTGTGGAAAATTTAGATTTAATAACTGACACAGGAGATACTTTGGTCACAGATACAGGAGCAATTTTAGGTTGCTACGACGAAGATCAAAATATTACTGATGGAGGATTAGCGAATTTAGTTTATCAATAATTAATTATTTAATATTATGTCGGTAAAACCAGATAATACAATAGAATGGGCAACTAATGATGCTACTGAAACTAGGCAAGGTGGAAGTAACAAATTAGAGCCAACAGATGAACTAAAACAAAACGGAAGTTTAGATGGAAATTATGCATTAAATCATTTAAATTTTATATTTAATGTTTTAGGATTATGGAGTAAGTTTACAAATGATATGGTAGAAGTTGTTAACGGTGTAGGAACAGGATTAACAAAAGATGGTCATTTTTCATTTATTGTTGCTTTTGATAGCACAAATTTAGATGACTATGTTTTAGGTTTTGCTGATAAGCCGACATCTGCAGCTGCATCAACAAAAATAATAAACAATAATACTTTAACATTTGGAACTGCTAATGCTGATGGAACTATTCCTATATCTGGTGCTACAGCAGCAAATATTAAAGCTTTTAGTATTAATTTTAAAATTAGTTAGAAAATTATGGCAAATATTAAAGTCCCAGGTTTACCAGCGAAAACAGGAACAATCCTAGATGCTGCGTATTTACATTTGAATGAGTCTAGTGTTGATAAAAAAGTCACAATAGCTCAGTTATTAGCAAAAATTGAAGCTCAATATTCAGCAGATATTGTTACCTTTTTAGGTTCAGCAAATAAAGCTGAAGGAAGAGCAAATTTATCCATTGATAGAAGAGTTACTGTTGATGATGCAAATTATACTATTTTAGCTACAGATAAGGTTGTTGCTCAAATAGGAACTATGTCAGCAGCTAGAACATTTTCACTTCCTGCAGCTTCAACTGTCCAAGCAGGAGCAGAAATTATTGTTATTGATGAATCGGGTTCTGTTGATTCTACAAATAAAATTATAGTTCAAAGAAATGGGACAGATACAATTGACGGATTAACTTCATTTGAAATATTACAAGCTTACGGGGTATTAATTTTAATTTGCGATGGCTCTAATTCTTGGAAAATAAAAAATAATGGCGATGTAAGAAATTTATATATTAACAACAAGTTAAATACACAGCCAAACACAACCACAATATCATCAGGAGCTATTGCTTATACAGGGGCTTATATGGTGGTTGATACAGAGGGCGGAGCTTCTAGCGACACATTGGACACTATTAGTGGAGGAACGGCAGGAGATAGGCTTTTATTAAGAGGCGCTACATCTGGTCAGAATATTATTATTTCTGATAATACTGGAAATATACAAACTAGCAATAACGCAAATTTTACATTAGAACCGATTCATATAGATTCTGCCGAGTTTTATTATGACGGCAGTAATTGGATACAAACTGCTAGAAGGTTAGATTCAGATTTTGAAAATTCTAAAAGTACAAATGGCTACACATACCTACCAAATGGAATAATTATACAATGGGGGAGAAATAATGTTACTAGTGGATCGGTTGTAACATTACCTATAACGATGTCTAGCTACTTTTCTTCAAACACTCATCATTATGGTATTGTTCCTAGTATAGGGACTTCTGCTGTTGGCACAACTTCTAATATAACTTTATACCACACACAAGGAGGTTCTGTGGATATTGAATGGTTAGTTATAGGTAGCGTTTAATATTAATTTTATGATTATGATAAAAATAAAATACAATTCAAACACAGGTCAGATATTAGGGAATTATCCATCTAATATAAATTACCCATCTTTAACTATTGATAAAGATAATAAAACTATAACAGAC